CCACTAGCAGAAGATGTTATATAAACATCAGCTTTGATAGTAGCGTTTGTAATATTAGATAATCTAATTCCTATGATTGCATCGTCAGAGTTTGAGGTGATAATACTTCTAGCAGTTGTGCCTATATTAACATCACCACTAGAGTCAAATGCTACAGCTCTCTCGAAATCTTGTGCCATCTATTCCTCCTTATAATGCCACAGCTAAAGCTATAGCGAATCCTTTCGTTGCTGCATTTGCAACATCTACACCGTTAACCGTACTTACTTGTAGATTGTCTAACGCATTTAAAACATTAGTACCATCTGAATAAATTATTGCATCTCTGCCTGCTGGTAAAGTAAACGTAGTACCACTGCCAGTAGTAAATATTATAGAGTTACTATTTGCAGTGTTATTTAATACTATGTAAGTAGTTTCTTTTGCAGGTATAGTTACTGTGTTAGTACCACTTGGTGAGCCACCGAAGTCGAGAACAAGATTTCTTCCATCTTCGTCAGCGTAAGATGTGGGGTTTGCAGTAAATGTTAATGTATGTGTTGTACCTGATAGAGTAACAGCTGCTCGCCCTGTTATTTTATTTTCAAGACGTTTTAAATTATCATTAGTTTGATCACCCCAGGTTCCATCATTTTCACCTGTGGTCATTAATCTTAAATTTAAACCACCACTACTCCAAGTAGATGCCATTAACTAATCCTTATAATTGCGTTACTAGCGTTAGCTGTTGGAAATTCAACGGTAAATGTACCGTTAGAAACCGAATAATCTGCACCAAAATCTAATACCATTACGGCTTTATTAGATGCTGATGTATTGTAAATTATGCAACCTCTTGTAGTAAATGTAGCACTTGACCAAGATGTGTTTGCAAAATCACAAACAGCTGTTGATCCATCTAATGCTGGAGTAACACTTGTTAAAGTATTTCCGCCTGTAGAATAACCACTGCCGCTCGCGAGTTCGTCACTATTTCCTGTAACTACTGAGTAGTTTGTTGTGCCAGCATTGTATGTACCAGATTGCGATGCGTTCGCTTTAATAAGAGCTATCTTAAAAGTGTGTCCAGAACTTGCTGTGAAGTTGTGAGTGCCTACTAAGATTTCCTGTTTAAAGCTATTAGCAATTGCTGATGTAATAGCCATGCTTATTGTCCTCTCGTCATTGTTTTTAGTTCACCATTGCGAAACTCATCATTTCGCATTCTTACTTGTTCCTCATTTGCTAATGATAGAATAGCTTTTGTATAATAGCTAGTCCACAATTCTATCTGTTGTGGTACCTCTTTCATAAAAGCTACTGCCTCTATTAGCGATCCGTACAGAATAGCATCTGGGGCTCTATCACCAAGATAAGTATTTTGATTACTTGATGATAATCCTGGAACTCTCATAGTATACCCTATTTCTATCGTTGTTGCAAGGGATGGAGTTGGTCCAAATAAGAAATTTGTTTGCCTGTTACTACTAGTGTAACTAGTACCTGTTTGATTAAGAGCATAATATCTGACTGTTCCTGTGGTTGCAGGATTTCTATTAAACTCTTTAATGAATGTTTCATCTTTTTGTAATAAGAAAGCACCATTTTGAATACGTAAATATCTGGGAACTACCATGTCTTCAGGCACCGCTTTTGTAGACACGTTCTGCGTAAGACCAAAAGTATTTATTTTTCTAAATGCTGTAAGATCTACTTCTTTAGCTATCCTAAGTTCTGCTAGTTCAATACATACTTCTATAGGAGCTTTGCCAGATCCTGTAGCAGCAGTAAAAGAAGCCGCAGAATTTTCTGTAAAATCTTGTATAGCCTGTTTTAATTGATTAAATGTTAAACCCATAATTATGTACCCCAAGCATTCTGACCCCAGGTCTGGATACCCCAGCCTGAACTATCAATGCTAATTGATATTGTACCATGTGCAGAGGTTAAAGACAACCCTCCCACATCTTCTGTAGGACTGATTCCTACACTACCTATGGCAGTTGAAGCTCCTGGACTTGTGATTGCTAACTGTGAACTAGCTTGGAATGTTAATGATCCAATGCCTGTTGTTAAAGCATGACCAGCTGGAACTTCTGTTAAATTAAAGTTTAGTCCTGTGCCCCCATGTGCTGTAGCAGCAGATTGTCCTGTTAAAGTTAAATTAGAACTTGCACTAAACGCTGGGCTTGTAAATGCTGAAGCTAATGCTAAACCATCTGCTTCTTCAAGAACACTAATGTTCGGTAATGTAAATGCAGTTTGTAGTAATTGTGAATCTGCTTGTTCTGTTGTATCTACTCCTACAGTACCTCTAGCAGAACTTAATCCTAAACCACCTGCTGTTACACCTGTAGCAATTATTGGAAGACTAAATCCAGTGTTTAATAAAGTAGAGTCTACAACTTCAGCTACGTTTATATTAACAGCACCAACTGATGCAACTGTGTTAGGTGTACCTCTACCAAATAAAGAACCAAGCTTTACTGTAGTAGGAACATTGTCTGCATCTGGTCTTGGATTATATAATGAAGTTGCTTCTGGTCCTAACTTGGGTGGAGTTAGTTGTGGGTGTTTGGGCTCCCAATCTTTTTTGTGAACTCGAAGCCCATTCCACTCCGTTCGCGCATCTTTGTATCGTATCTTCCTGCCAGAACGATCATCTATCAGATATGCATATTTACCTGAAGCTCTTTTAGCCATCGTTCTTAGTACCCGCGAATCTTAGGTTGTATATAAAAACTTGCTCTTTCTCTATCCTCTTCTTTTGCGAAATCCCATTCCTCATTGTATATACCTTTTAATTCCGCACGTCTTGTTGCATCAACTTTATCTGGATGTTTGTTAGCTAATTCAAAAGCTAACCCACTAATTAATGCAGGTAAATATCTTCTAGGTATGTCTGGATTTTGTGTATAAGTTTCAGATATATCTTGTGGATATCTGATTGTCCAACAATGCAATCTATAATAAGTTTGATCTGGAACTGGGAATAAGTAAACCTTATGATTAGCTACGCCTGAACTATCGTACTGACTGTTTCTTTCAACAGCAAATTGTACAGGTTTACCACTAGTTGTTTTGTCTGGATAGTTAAGATATTCTGATAAACTAATTCTTTCACACGCTGTATCAGTTACAGGTGATGAATTAGTATCTCTAGTAGAGGCATCAAGAATATCTAAATATTGATTAGCTGCTANATTTACAGTAGCTGAATCTTTAGTTAGAGTTAAAGTAGTTAAGTCTAATGTAAATAGGTTAACGCCTTCATTAACCCATTTAGTTAATAATAAATTTAATGAACGTCTTGCGGTTACAAGATCATAACCTGACTTTACTTCAATGCCTACACGCTCGTAAGCTTCTTGAATTATGTCAGATACATCAAGATTAAATGTGTATGTACCAGAGGTAGCCATATGTCACCCCCTAGTAATGTTTAATCCATTCGCAAATTAAAGTATAAGTTTCACCAGAACTTGCTGCAGCTGGTACGATTACCTCAATATCACCATTATAGTTAGTTTCTTTAGGATTGGTAATACCACCTATATCACTAAAATCATAGTTATCAGTTTCGTTTAAAGCTAGTAAAGGTGTTTGAGTTCCTGATGTTAGCTTCCATTGTAGTTGAACTGGTGCTGTTGTAGCTGCAGAAACATTAAACCAAATTCTATTTAATGATACATTATCAACAGCTTGATTTTTACTATTAGGTGTTAAATTACTAGCATCTACTAGTAGGGTCGTACTCCCTGATCCATCAGAGATATTTACATAACTTGTTATAAGTTTTCTTTCTCCTTGGAATAGAGTTCTTGTTGTTACTACGTCTGCCATTTTATTTCCTCCTTATCAAGGGTGGGGTCATTACACCCCACCACCGAGTTAATATTTAATTATTATGCAGCGCTTCCATCGCCACCAACCAAGTCATCAAAGACATGGTAGTGAACTCTAAAAGTTATAGATCCGCCTGTTGGAGCTGAGTCACCTACACCACCTGTAATTTTTACTGGTTGTGATGTGCTCATTTCAAAACCGAAGTCGTCTCCAGTTGTACCATCACCAAAGCTTAAGTTTACTTTGGCTCCGTCTGCGTCACCATCTGCGACTAAACCATCTACATCAAATGCTGTAGCGTCATTAACACCAATCCAACCTAAATCGTATGTTGGGTTAGTACCACCTGTTGCACCACCTTGAACTTCTAACTTTGTGATAATAGCTCTTGCTGGTAGTATCAGTGGTAATGTACCGTTGCCTGATGCGTCTGAGTTTCTTGTTACTGCTGTTGTACTAGCAGCTGTAGGATCTGCGATGTGACCTGTTGCCACTAAAGATACTGCGCCTGCAACTTGTGCGTTCTCAGTTTTCTGTGCTTGTCCTACTCTTAATGGACCTGAAAATGTTGTTCTTCCCATTGTTTATCCTTTCATAATCTAGCTTTCGCTAGTCAATGTTAATAAGTGGAAGGGGGCACTAAGCCCCCAACCTNTAAGTTTATTAGGCTCCTTGGTTACCGTAGACAGCTCTCCAGTCAGAGAATCCAAATGAATATCTCTCTCTGGCTTTGTATCTTACGTTACCTGTTTCAAAGTCACCTTCCATTTTAGTTGTTAATGCAGCTCTATTGAACATCTTTGTTCCGTTAGGACAATCAGTTCTAATAAAGAAAGCATCGGTATCATTAAACCTGTGGTTTACATAGTAACCACCAGGTAACATACCCATGTTGTTGATTGCATTAATATCATTGTCAGCAGTACCTGGTCTGCTTGGAGACTTCATAAGTCTTTCAGCGACAAATACTAACTGTCTTGGAATGTGCAATGTTTTACCAACGATTGCTGCTGGTACTCCTCTGTCATCTGTAAATCCAGCGATATCAATTAACGCTGTTTCTAAAGATGTTTCAGATAAGTCAGCCATAGTTGCTGGTCTGTTGGAACCAGTGCTACCGTTTTGTAATGGGTGCGCATTAGATACTAATGGTTGTCCATCACCGCCTTTAAAGTCTGTACTAAAAGCGTTGTTATAAACGTTAGCAGCTGTTAACTGCTTTGCAGAAGCCATAGCTCTCGCTAATGCTTTGGTTAGTCTGGTTGACAACTTATCATATAAGTTATCTTCCATAGCTTCCTCAGTTAATGAGAATGCTAATGCAACAGTTTTGTGAGTGTATCGTGATACGAAGCCTTCACCTGTTTCTGCGTAAGAGACTGGTGCGCCTTCAAATTTCTCACCTGCTGTTCCAAAGCCTGGGAAGAGTACTTCTTCTTCAAATGCTCTGTTTGATGTTTCCTCATCGAACAAGACGGCATGCTCATTTTCGTATCTGTTATACTCAGTACCGAAAATCGCATTAAGACCTGGCTCAAGTTCTTTGAGGATCTGTGCTCTAGTTATAGCCATAGTTTATCCTCCTATATACCTGCTACGCCAGTGCCACCATTGCCAAACTGATGAGTATTAATTTTCACCAAAATGTCCATAGTGGTTCCTGCAGATGTGAAGCTGTCATCTATTTCAGCACTACCTAATACTTGTAATGGGAAACCTGCGTTTCCTGTAGCAACTGTTGATGAGTCAGCAACAAGACCTGATTTATGTGTGATTGCATCACCTGTTGGTGAAGCAACGATCTGTACATTATTACCTACATTAGTAGCTGCTATTGCAGATGATGCCTGATCCGCTTGAATCTTAAAGATTACATCGGGGTCATCATATACATAACACTTGTACTTCTCTTTGGCTACAGTGCCGTTAGGAATACTTCTGACAAACTTAACTTCACCAGTTGAGTTGTCTTGGTATTCTGCACCCCAGAAAACACCTACGACTGCGCCTGGACTTGCAGCTCCCATATCTGTTACGATATTACCTGAGCTTAGAGTCACGAGATCACCTTCGAAGAATGCAGTTGGAGCAGTAGTGGCGATTCTATAACCATTTTGACCGACAAAATTGTTAGTTCTAACAATTCCACCTTTCGCATGTTTTACTGGACTTAATCCAAAACCTGCCATGTTTACCTCCGTTTGTTAGTGTTATGCAAAGCTAGAGGCAAATAAATTAATCCTCGAACTTTGCTTCTTTTCCTCCGCCTACTGAGACTGAGGACTGTTCGTCTTGGCTTATAGGTGCAACAGCGCTATTGTTTTTCTGCAACTCAGAGTTGACCGCTCCCTCTGCAGCTTTGGTCTTATTAGAAAAGTAATCGTTTCTTTGGTCTGCAATTTCTTGGTCAACCTTCATTAGAATCAAATCACCTGATCTAACAGTTCCCGCATGTTTACCTGTGTCTAAAACATCCGCTTGCCAGCCAACGCCAAGCTCTTCTGGTTTAACTGGTTCGTATCCTTGACGGCTTCTTTCGTGAACATTACCTGAGTGATCCTCACCTAATAGTTCATTTCGAACCCATCTATAATGTACACCATCAGGAGCTTTTGGAGTTTCCAATCGACTTGGTGGTGCCCATGTTTTCTTGCGAGTACCCGATGCTCGCGTCTTTCGAGTTGTCTTAGTAGCCTGTGTCATTCATCTACTCCTTATCCCGCAGCTTGATCTCTGCGCATTTTTTGTTTCGCGTATTCTTGTAAAGATACTCCTAATTTCTTAGCAGTCTCTACTTCTGATTTAGTCAATGTGACTTTTTGTTTGCCACTTGGGGAAGTACGCGTTCCCCCCGCAACTACCTGTACTTTTTTCGCTGACTTTTCTGCTTTAAATTTTTCAGGAAACTCATTTCTGATTCTAGCATCTAATTCACTATAGTACTCATCAGGATCAGCGTCAGGATAAACTCCTTCTTCTATTAACTCCTTATGTATTACCATAGCAGCTTGAGTCATAATCTTTTGGCTTTGGTCATTACCACCAAACCAAGAGTTTCTTTTTTGCCATTGAATAGCTCTTCTATCTGGAACAGTAGCTTTTTCTTCTGGCTTACTAGCAGTTTCTTCAGCAGAAACTTTTTTAGTTGTGGAAGTTTTACTAGCTCTTTGTTCGTATTGCTTTACAATTAAGGCTTCAGCTTTTACAGAAGCTAATTTATCTGTTGCTTCTATTTCTTTGTCTACATCACCTTGTGCTTTAGCATCTTTTAAAGTAGCTAATATTTCTTTCTCTTGAGCTTTTAGTCTATTACCATATTGCTTTACAGCTTCAAGTTCAGACTCAGCGGTTCTACCAGCTAGTTCTTCACGCTCTTCTTGAAACTTTTGTTTTTCTTTTTCAAGTGCATCAAGCTTTTCTTGTAGTTCTTTACGCTGTTTTACTAAACGCTTTATGCGTTTTTCAGCTCGTTTGCCATATACTTTTTTATCATCAGATTCTTCTTCTTCAGATTCAGGTTCCGTAGAGTCTTCTTCCTTTTCAGGCTCTTCATCTAGCTCTTCTTCTTCCTTTTCTGTTTCGGGAGTTTCTGGTTCTGGAGCTGGCTGCTCTTCAGATGGGCTTTCTGTGTGCCCCTCTTCATCAATCTCAACTT